GTTCATCCTGCTGCCAGTGCTGGTCGGGATTGATCCACTTCACCTTCAGCGCGTGCGGCAGCTCGACGAAGATCCGCGCGCCCGAAAAGCCGCTCGAGTTGCGCGGCGTGAAGAGCTGCACGGGCGTCGTCTGCGGGCGGTCCATGACGATGGAGAACTTGCCGTCGCGGAGGCTGAACGCGGCGCGGCCCGCCGCCGCGACGAGCGCGAGCACCTCGAACACCGTGGACTGGCTGTCCAGCACCGCGTTGAACGTGTAGCCGCGCGCGTCGCAGTCGTGCGCCCACGCCAGCAGCCGGTCGTAGTCGATGTTCGCGGGCGGGAGCGGGCGCGCGTTGGCCGCGCCGGTCAGGATGTCGAGGAAGATCCACGCCGGGTTGCTGGTCGGCTGCAGGGTCCAGCTCCCGGTGCTCCAGTCCGCGCCCGTCCAGACCGGCAGGCGCGACGTGGCGACGACGTTCAGCTGGTCGACGACGCCGGTGAGCTGGCCCGAGGCCTGGATCGTGAGCCCGATCTTGGACATGTTGGGCAGGGTGATCGGGTCCTCGTACCGGGCACTGCGGAGCGCCGACCACGCGCAGTCATACACGACAATCGGATTCGGCTTCTCGGCGCCCTCCCAGCCCGCCGGGATCTGCCAGGTGATGGTGATCTGGTAGGCCTGCCGCGGCAAGCCGAACGCGCGCATGTTCCAGGCCCACGAGAAGCGCAGCGGCTCGGAGCGCTGCTCCTCGATCCACTGGTCCACGAGGCGGATGAGCGCCCCGCTCGTGAGCGGGACGGCGTCGATGATCAGCTGCCCGCCGAACGGGAAGGACTGGTTCTTGTCGTCGATGCGGATCAGCCCGCGCGGGTAGACGACCTCGACGCCGATCTGGTCGGCATCGGCGCGCGTCGTGCGCGTGGCCTGGTTGAGCGTGTAGCCCGTGGGCGGTGTGAGGTCGATGCCGAGCGGCTCCTCGTACTGCGCGAAGGGGTAGGTCTCGAGCGGGAGGTCTCCGTCCCACCCCTCCCGCACCTCGAGCGTCACCTGCTCGTAGTGGCCGATCGGCGTCTCGCCGATGCGGATGTCCTCGATCACCAGCGGGCCATAGCCGCACGTGAACAGCTGCGACAGGCTGTTGGTATTGCCGCTGCCCCACGTGACGGGATAGGCCGCCAGGGGCGGAAAGAGCCGGTGCCGCCCGTACACGCGCGGCACGGGCTGGTAGGGCGCGAGCTGGTTGCGCGTGCCGGTGAGGGAGTAGGTCGGCGAGGTGGCCGAGGACGTCGTGTCGCGCATGCGCGGCTTCGGCGGCGGCAGCAGCGCGTTGACCGCCATCATGCCGGCGGCGGAGACGATGCCGCCCGCGAGCGCCCCGGCCACGCCGCCGTACGCGGCGAACGCGGTGCCCGCGAGCGCCGCCCCCACGCCCCACGTCACGACGGCGGCGATGATCAGCACGACGACCATCAGCACCAGGCGCAGGGTCTTGTTGCGGTCGCCGCCACCGCCGCCGGTCGGGATCGCGCGTACCGTCACCCGGCGGCCGGCGCGCGGGCGCGTGGTGGCCCAGTGGGCCGGGGCGATCTCCCAGTCGTCGATCCACACGCGCGCCGTCGCCCACGCCGGGATGCCGCACGCCGCGACGATCTCCGCGAGAGTCTGCCCGTGGGGGAGCTCGAGGGTGAGCGCCTCCGACCGGAATGGGTGTGGCGCGAAGCGCACCGATGTCGGGGGGGCCCAGACGAGTGTGTCGCTCATGCCCGGAGCCGGTAAACCCCCTCGACACGGCGCGCCCAGATCGGGCCGTCGAGGCGCTCGATGGCGGTATCCGTCGCGGCTTCGGCGTGGAGCATCGTCAGCGGCGCGGTCTCGACGACGAGCCCCACGTGAAGCGGAAGCCGCGCAATGCGCAACACAACGAGGTCGCCGACGCCAGCGACGGCGACCGGATGCCACTCCTTGAGTCCTTCCATCACGGCATCGGTCAGCCGAGGCCAATCGCCGCGATCCGTCCACTCGAGCGGATACGTCGGCAAGTCGATCTTGAAGACCTCGCGGTAGATGTAGTACACGCACCCATAGCAGTCCCAGCCGCACAGATCGCGGCCCCCGCGCTTGAAGGGAATGCCGACAAACGGTGCCGCCCAAGGAGCAATCACCTAGAACACCGCCCGCCACTCGCCGGGCACGAAGGTGCGCGCCGGGAAGGGCTCGCTCAGGACCGGCGGCCCGGTCACCGTGGCGTCGATCGTCTGGATGTTGTAGTTCACGCCGGCCACGCGGCCCTCGACCGGCCCCATCTCCGTGTAGTCCGGCGTGCTGGCGAGGACGATGCGCAGGCTGATCAGCGGGGCGCGCGTGAGCGGGCGCACGCTGGCCATGATGCGCGGGTCGATGTTGTCGATCTGCAGGCGCGCGCCGACGATCTGGTCGTCGCGCTCGTCGGGCAGCACCAGGCCGAAGGGCCAGCCGAGGAACTCCTGCGGTGTCGCGTCGCCGAACGCGCGCGACCAGATCGACTCCGTGTTGTTGGCGAAGCGCAGCGGCCCCGCGAGCCCGACGTCGCTGATCAGCATGAGGCCGATGAAGGCCTCTGCGGTCTCCGCCGCAAAGGCCGCCTGCCGCGCGGCCGGGCTCAGCACTCTCATGCCGCGGGCGTCTTGGGCACGGGCGCCGCGAGCTCGGCGCGGGCCCGCTCGGCCGCGCGCAGGAGCGCCGCGATGCCGGGCGGGAGAATCTCCAGCGCGAGGGACACGAACCAGACATCCGGGTGCCCGGCTGGCGTCCACGAGGGCAGCGGGTCGCGGAAGCGCACCGCGACGATCGTGCCCCGCCAGGTCGAGGGCCACTCGAAGACGACCGCGCCGCCCGCCGCGGGTCCCCAGAAGAAATCATCGAAGCTCGCCAGCTGGACGGTCGTCATCGCGTAGCGGCAGGCCACGGTGTAGGGCGCCGCGGTGAAGCGCCGGCCGACCTTGGGCGGCCCCTCGTCGACCGTCGAGCGCCGCACCATCGTGGGCGCGGTTTCCTGATAGCCGTCGAGCAGCGGCGCCTGCGGCAGATCCGGCGGCCAGATGACGGGCATTTACCGGCTCGCCCCGCGCCGTGACAGCCCGTAGGACTGGCCCATCGCGCGGTCGAAGGCGCCCGCCTGGATGCCGCCCGCGACGACATCCGTGATCAGCACGTCGATCTGCTTCTCGCCCAGCGCGGTCGTGGACTCGCGCTGCTCGACGGTGCCCGACTTGCGCTGATCGATGATGTTGACGGTGACGGTGCTGCCGCCGCCGCCCTCGAGCTGATCGAGCGGGATCACGGCCTCGGGACCGCTCTCGCCGACGATGCCGAAGGTGGCCTGCTTCACCACGCCGCCGCGGGCGAACTCGATGGGCTTGATGAGCGTGCCCTGGAAGTCACTCGTCTGGAGCGTGCTGGTGGCGGGCGCCGCGCCGGCCGTCGCGGGGGCGCCGAAGTAGGCACTCAGGCCCGCGCGGACCACGGTCTCGAGCAGCTTCATCAGGGCGTCCTCGGCCGCCTTGATGCCGCGCTGGATGAACTTGTTCGCGAGGGACGTGACGACGTTCGTCGCCATCTTGTCGATGGCCTGGGCCACCGTCTGCGTGCCCTGCAGGATGCCCTGCACCATCCCGTCGAAGGCGCCGCTCACGCCGCTGAACACGTCGCGGACCCCGTCCATGACGCCGCTCACGCGGTCGTTGAACGTCGCGGCGGCCTTGAGCGCCGCCGCGTCCGTCTCGCCCAGCGCGCCGGTCGTCGTGTCGAGCACCTTGAGGGAGAGATCGCCCCATTCCGTGAGCGTGCTGCTGTCCTTCATGTCCTTGAACTGCTTGTCGATGGCGTCCCACTGCACACGGAGGTGATAGGCCGACTCGTCGACCTCTTTCTGCTGCGTGGTGAGGAGGCCGAGCGCGGTGCCGAGGTCCATCGTCGCGCCCGCGAATTCGACCGTCTCGCCGGCCAGGTCGGCGAAGTCGCTCCGCAGCTGCGCGGCCTCGACGCTGACGGTGCCCAGACTGAACGCCGCCGCATCCAGCGTGGCCTCGAGCCCCTCGACCGTCGTGAGCCCGAGCTTGGTGGCCTCCTGGTTGGCCTTCTCGAGGTCGCGCAGGCGCTTCGCCCGCTCCGCATCGGTCTCGCCCGGCGCGGTGATCTTGGTGCCGGTCGTGGCGCCGCGCCCCATGTCCTCGGCGGTGCGCTGGAACTGGCGCAGCGATTTCTCGAGCTCGGCGTTCGCGATCGCCGCCTTCAGCCGGTTGATCTCGAAGCCGAGGGCGCGCTGCGCGACGGCGGGCAGCGCCTCGAGCATCCGCAGCTGCCCTTGCCACTTCTCGATGCGTTGATCCAGCTCCTTCGTGCTGGCACTCTGAACCAGCGCCAGCTTGTCGAAGAACTGCGCCGCGCCCTGCGCCGCCTTGACGAACAGGCCGGCGACCGTCTCGAGCACGGGCTTGAGGGCAACGAGCGCGGTGATCAGCTGCACGTTGATGGACTCCGACATTTTCTGGAACGTCTTCGCGAGCGCGTCGGCATCCTTCAGCGTCTGCCCGCCGACGATGACGCCCATTTCCTCGAGCTTCGCGAGCATGGTGTCCATGCCCGCGGCGCCATCGCGCAGGACCGGCACGAGCGCCGCACCGGCCTTGCCGAACGCGGCGACGGCGATGCGCGTCTGCTCCGCGACGGAGCCGGCCTGCTGGATGCGATCCGCTACCGCGCGGATGACGTCCTCGGTCGTGCGGAGCTCGCCGCCGATGGCGAAGGACACGCCGAGCTCCTGGAACGTCTTGATCGCCTCCTTGTTGCCCGCGCCCGCCTCGCCCAGCGTCTTGTTCAGCCGGGTGATGCCGGTGACCAGCCCCTCGGTGTCGGCGCCGACGTCGCGGGCCACATAGGACAGCCCCTGCAGGGCGCGGGCGCTGATCCCGGCGCGGTCCGCCATGTCACCGATCTGATCGGCGGCGTCGATGGCCTGCTTCGCGAGATTGGCGATCGACGCGCCGCCGATGGCGAGGCCGATGCCGGCGAGGCCCGTGGCGAACGCCGCGGCCTGGTTCGTGAGCGTGCGGAGGTGCGTGCCGATGTCGGCCGCGAACTTCTGGACGTCCCGCGTGCCCTTGTCGAGATCGGTGCGGAGGCCCGCGATGTTGGCGACGATGTCGATGAGGAGCGCGCCGGCGGTCGTCGCCATCTAGCGGGGCTCCCGGCGGGGCGCGCGCCCCTCGAGCATGGCGATCAGCCCGGCCACGCGCTGCGGCGCCTGCGCCGGGTCCGGCGCGGGCGCGGGGGCGCGCGGCAGGAAGTCGGCCGGCGTGTAGGGCCGGGCGCCCGTCTTGCGGTGGACGTTGGCGATGACCGCGGCAATCACGGCGGCCTGCCACTCCGCGCGGCGGTCGGGCAGCCCCTCGACGGCGTCATAGACGGACCACTCCGCGAACTCGCGCGCCGTCATCCGCGCGCCGAGCTCCTCGACAGTCATGCCGAGGGTGCCGGCGAGCCGGAAGGCGAGGCGACGTTCGCGGGAGTCTCGGAAGCTTTTCCCAGGGCATCGACCGCGTCCGCGTCGAGCCCGTTCCACTTCATCGCCGCCTGCGCCACGCGGTGCAGCGCCTTGAACGACTTGCGCTCCGCGAGCGCGGCGACGTCGTCGTCCGAGAAGCAGCGCTGGCCCGCGTCGTCGACGACGGAGAGTGCGACGACGAGCGCCAGCAGGCGATCGCGCGCGCTCTCCGTCTGCGAGGCGCGCGCGATCCGCTGCGACGTGGCGAGCGTCCACGTGCCGATCCGCAGCCAGTGGTGGCCCCACTCGGGCACCTGGATCGCCTCCGTCGGGCGGTCGTCGGCCGCGAAGATCGCCTCGCGCCCGAGGTAGGTGCGGTGCCCGTTGTCCGTCATGCCGCGCGGCGCCCGGCCGGGGGCGGCGGCGCCGTCTGGGCCGCGGCGGCGGTTGGCGCGGTCGTGACCGGCGAGCCGGTCAGGCGCAGCGACAGCGTGCCGCTGATCTTGTCGTCGGTGGCGCCGGTCTGCTCGAAGTTGGACACGAGCGCGTCGAACTCGAGCGCGCCGCCGTTGTTGTACGTGATCTTGAGCTTGCCCGGCACGACCTCGCCCAGATCGCCCCACGCCGCGGCCTGGCCCAGGTCATCCCAGATGTTCCAGTTCACGTCGACGCTCATCGTGCCGGGATCCTGCAGCCCCAGCCGGTACTCCTTGCCCGTCGAGGCGAGGTTGGTGACGTCGATCTCGTTGCGCGTGAAGGACGGGCCGCTCCAGCCCGTGGCGTCGGTGATGGTGGCGGCGGTGCCGCCCCCGGCCGGCGTGAACGCGATGATGGTGCCTTGAGTGACCAGCGCCTCGGATGGCATCGGTTAGCCCTCCTCCCAGAAGACGGAATAATCACTGCTCACGCGGTAGACCGCCGCCTCCTCCGCAAACTCGTCGCGCTCGCCCGGCAGCTGCCGGATGGCCCGCAGGCCGCCCGGCGTGTCCGCGCCCGTGACGACGTAGTCGTTGAGCACCTCGCTCACGTCGTGCGCCAGGTCTTTCAGGTCGCCGTACTGCGCGGCCCAGCAGTCGAGCTGCAGGCGCACGTTGGCGAGGCGCTCGCGCCCGACCAGCGGGTCGTAGCGCACGTGCGAGACGCGCTGGTAGGTGATCGCCGGCAGCGCGGTGCCCTGCGGGCGCACGAGCGGGTAGATGCGCGCGCCGCCCACCCACCCGGCGATGATCGGGTCGGCCAGGAGCAGGGTCCGCACGAGCGCCTCGGGCGAGCTCACCGCGTGTGGTGCTGCTGCGCGAGCGTGTCCACGGCCTCGTCGAGCCCGTCGCCGAAGGTCTCGGTGAACCGGCGCGTCGTGGGCGAGAACGCGGCGTCGAGCGCGGGCCGCATGAACGGCTGGGCGGGCGCGTTCGCGGTGCCGTACTCGACCCACGGGGCATAGAAGACCTCGGGATGCGTGCCCACGCTCACGCGCGAGTACTTCTTGGTGCTGTTCACCGGCCAGACGTGCAGGCTGGCCTTGAGCGCCCCGGTGCGCACGGGCACGTAGCGCTGCTGCGCGGCCAGCATGACCTGCCCGCTGGCCTCGAGCGCCGACTTGAGCGCGGTGCGCTGCAGCTTCACCGGCAGATCCTTGAACACCTTCGCGAGCTCCTTGACGCCCAGCACCTCGCTCTGCGTCTGGACGAGCCGCTGCCCCGTGCCGGTCGTCACCCGGCCGCGTCGCGCCCGGCGGGCCGGCGGCATCAGCCCGGCCCCGGTGCGCGGCGGCCCAGCGCGCCCGCGGGGGCATCGCTCGCGCGCGCCTCGACCTCGAGCGCCTCGTGCCGCCCCAGCTCGCGCACGCTCTGCACGTCATAGGACTGCCCCTCGTACTGGATGCGCCGGGTGCCGGGCACCGTGCCCAGCGGCAGCACGTCCGGGCGCCAGCGCACGACGAACCGGGTATCGAAGCTCGCCACGAGCTGCGCGGCCTGCACGCGCTCCATTCCCCGGAGCGGCTGCACGGCCGCCCAGCAGTCGCCGACCGCGTCCCACGTCACGACCGGCTGGCCGTACTCGTCGGTCGTTTCGACCTTGTGCTCCACCGTGATGCGCCGGTCGAGGGTGCCGGCGTTCGGGATCGCCGGGTAGCTGGTCGGCATCAGGCGAGCACGACCCCCGTGGAGGCTCTGTGCGGGCTCAGGAGCCACTCCACGGCGTAGGGCAGGGCCATCGCACTCGATCCCACATGGACGGCCGCCCGGTGGTCGTAGAACTCGCCCACGAGCAGCAGGCAGGCCTGCCGGATCTGGTCCGGGCAGACGGCCGGGCCGGCGTCGTAGGTGATGGCGACGCTGGCGGGCGACGCCGGCCAGCCCTCCGGAGGGGGCCAGACGACCACGGTCGCCGGATCGAAGCGCCAGCCGGTCAGGGCGGTCAGGGCGCCGTCGGCCGCGACGGCCGCGACGGCCGTGACGCCCTGCACGGGGCCGGCGAACAGCGGCAGGGCGAGCTGCGCCGCCGTGATGTTGCTGTAGCGCGCCTCGAGCTCGCGCGGCGCCCAGGTGCGCTCCGTGTAATCCTCGATCCCGCCGCGGGCGGCGGCGATGTAGGTCTGGATCAGCGCGTCCTCGAGGGTCAGGTCGGGATCGACGCGGCAGTACAGCTTCGCCTCGGCGAGGGTGACGGGCTCCGCGCCCGGGGCGCCCGTGGCGCGCACCGTCACGGAGAGACCGGCCGCGGAGGCGCCGTGCCGCGCGCCCCCGCAGCCGCAGCCGCAGAGCAGACCGGCCATGTTTATGGGGCGGCGGCGATGCCGGTGACTTCGCAGAAGGCCGCCGGGTTGAGCACGGCGAGCGCCGCGCGAATCTCGGCCCGGATGGTCGTGATGTTCTTGATGAAGTAGTCCGTGTGGGAGTTGCTGGCCTGCACGCTCACCCCGTCCTTGCGGTACAGGATGGCGCCCTGCCCGAACGCGCCGACCAGGCCCGTGCCCGCGGGCATCTGGTTCGAGCCGACGACGGGCACGCCCCAGAGCCGCAGCGCGGGCGTGTCCTGGAACGCTCCGGGGCCGAGGTAGTAGCCGGCATTCGGCGCCGACTCGCCGACGATCAGCGCGAAGTCGAGCGGGTTCACCACGATGCCGTTAGGCTGGTAGCCCTGCGCCTGGATCGTCGCGATCGCGGAGAGGAACGCCGCCGACAGCGGGACGCCTGCCGCCACGCTCTGCGTCGTCGCGGTGAGCAGGCCCGTCATCTGCCCGCCCGTGCCAGAGCCGTTGAGCACCTGGTCCTCGAGTTTCTGCAAGACGCCCCGCGCCATCTGCGTGTTGATGAACGTCTCGAGACTGCTCACGTCCTCGAACATCTCGTCGGCGATGGCGACCCAGTGGGCCAGCTTCACCAGCGCCTGCTGGACGTACTCGAAGGTCTTCGGCGACTCGGGCTTGGCGGCGCCCGGCGCGACGACCGCGGCGTTGTTCGTCCAGGCCTGCTCGCGCAGGTAGTAGATGACGCCGCCATCCGTCGTGCCCGTCGCGAGCAGCGACAGCATCGACGGCATGACGGGCGGCAGGGGCTGGATCATCGTGCCCTGCAGGATGCCGGTGCCGGACAGCGCGTAGGTCGGCGGCAGCGTCGGCGCCTTCAGCTCGATGATGGGCGTCGCCCACGTCCCGCCGCGCGGCCCACCCGCGGCCTTGAACTCGGCGAACCCGGCCGACTCGACGAACTGCCGGCCGAGCGACTTGAGCGCGACGTCGCCGCTCACGCTCGCGCCGTCGCCGGGCAGCGCCACGCGCCCGTGGCCCGCTGGCGCCAGCGGCGCGGCCGGCGACGGCGCGAACCGGCGCAGCAGCTCCGCGGTCTTCTCGCGGGACTGCTGGCGCACGGTGAGCGCCTTCATGTCGGCATCCCAGCCATCGAGCTGCTTCTGCTCCTCCTCGGTGACCTCGCGGTCCTCCTGCTGCACCTTGAGCAGCAACGCGGACCACTGCTCGGTGATGGCGCGCTTCTCGTCGGCGATCGTCACGGGGGTCGACATCGGCGTCACTCCTTTGCGGCGGACAGGGTGGCGGACCAGAGGGCCAGGCGCTGGCGCGCGAGCGCGGCGCGA